CCATACGCATTAAATTCATCAACATGAACATTGTTATTATAATCCTTTAGAAAGTCATATTCGTGATGTGTGTACTTCTTATTATATATATCAACTTCAAGTAGGTCAGAAGAATACATTCCTGCCCTTGCCTGTAAAATTGTATCTGTAGAATTCTTTATCTCATAGTCTAGAATATTTGTAAGGTTTAGTGCAGTATTGTCTGGGTCATCAGTTGGTGTAACCTCACGAAAAACCATACGAGGATTCTTTCTATCCATCATACTATCAATCGTTCTAAAATAATATCCCTTGATAGTTTCATAGAACAAGAATGATGGTGCAAAATTATACTCTTTTGACAGACATCTTTTTGACACGTTATTAATAAAATCAAAAGGCCTGTTGTTTGGTGCGATTATCTGAAATAGATTTGTAGTTTCTTCATAGTAGAATTCTTTTTTAGAGTTTAGATATTCTTCACTACGAATAACCTTCTTAATCATATCATTTACAGGTTCACCTTTGAATGACTGAGATACACGAATACGATTATTTCTTACCATCTCCATAGTGGTAAAACTAAGACTAAATGTTTTAGTTCTATCATTGATGTTTACTGACGAACCTACTTTGTATATGTGAAGAGGATTATCAGTAAAATTGACGGCCATAGTTCTTTCTGAACTATCTGATGCATTAGGTGTTACGAGAACAAGACGCAACTTCTCCTGTCCGACTATAGATGCGTTTGCAGTCAGATTATCTGTGTCTACAAATGAAATGTTACCAGTGATTGAATTTGAAAAGATATCTTCAAATATTGTTACGGTTGCAAGTTTGTCTATTAGATTGAGTTCAAGTCCACCCACTGTACATAGAGTACATTCTTCAACAATATATTCACCAGCGTATTTTATCTCCGCCATTATATTATCCGTTCATTAAGTTCTTGAATTCTTTTTTGATGCCATCAATAAATCTTGGTTGTATAAGTCTAATCCTTCTGTTGTTTTCTTGAATTCTTTCTTCATACACATAATTAGTTACTATGGTTGCACCAGCCGGAATTGTAGTTGCAGACTCATTTGGTAGTTCGATTATTTTTGTGGTATCACCTGATTCTTGTGAATACTCATAATGATGAATACCATTTACATCATCATACTTTTCCTTTACATATTCTTCAAATGTTGGAACTGTCATTGGCCATTGTGTATAGTAATCAACAATATTATTTGCCATGAGAATGACCCAATGAAGTTCTGGGTCACCATAATATTCATTTGCAATATACTCAGGAGTCTCTCCACCCTTAACATCATAAAAATCGTAAGTGACTGCGTTAAGTCTAATGTAATCTCTGAATCTTGTTCTTCTAGTAAGATTAGTCATTACTGTCTTACTACCATCCCCACGAACATCGTATTCAATTTTAGGAAAATAAGAGAAAAAAGCCATGATTAGAATCCTGCCGTGATGCGTTCTTTTGTAATAATTTCAAGTTCCTTGAAGTTTAGTGTCAGTTGTGTCTCTACAGGATGGTCATCCTCAAAGAACTGTGGACGTTCTCCACCATACTGTACATCTACACCTTCAAGAACAGATGTGGATATTTTGTGTAAGTGTGCGTTTGGAAAATATTCAATATCAAATGTAGATGGAGTAATCATTGTTCTACCAGTTAGTTCACTACCCTCAATCTCAGGCATTGCATGATATCTAAATGCCGTCACAATATTTTCAATTGTTTGTGCTTCTTGTGGATTATTTGGTAACATTCTAAATGTGAAAGAAAAACTTCTTCTGTCGATACCTTCAAATGCCATCTCTGATCTGTTACTGTAAAGTGTACCTCTTGAAATCTCAAGGGCTGCTTTGGCGCCAGGTGCAATGGTAGCATCTAATGCTGTCAAGGCCATATTTTCTACTGCCTTACCACCACCTTCAAGTCCATCTGAGGCAAGTTTCTTTGCAATATCATTTAGACTTGCACCACTACCCATAGTATTTGCGGCACTCATCATACCAGCAACTGCCAATCCCATTTCTTGTTCACCATAGTTTGCCTTGTGTGAAAGTTGTAATTGTGCAGGCATATAAAGTGCAATTGCCTGTGATAATCTTTTTGTGGGCGCCCTTTTTATAGATAGGGTTGTCGCTTCTGGACGAACTGAACCTGCTGGTGCCGGACTTGTATCATAAGAACCTTCTCCAAAATTAATCTTTGATTTAGCATTTTGATTAATATAGAACATGACATAATGTTTATGTCTGTCCAAAGTTCCTAGTTGTTCTGGATATGTCAACATAGGTGAACCAGAACGGCCACTGTTTGTTCTTTTTACTGTGGGTATTAAGGGCATCTAAATAATCCTATACATTGTGAAAGTATTTATATCGGCATGGCGTACAGAGGTAGATATATTCCATCAAAACCACGAAAATACAAAGGCGATTCATCTAATATTATTTATAGGAGCCTTTGGGAACGCAAGTTCATGGTATATTGTGATAGGAATGACAACATTTTAGAATGGGGAAGTGAGGAAATTATCATACCTTACCGTTCTCCCTTGGATGGTCGTGTCCATAGATATTTTCCTGATTTCTATGTAAAAGTAAAACAGAAAGATGGTTCTGTCAAGAAGATGTTGATAGAAGTAAAACCTAAAGCACAATGTGGCCCTCCTAAAACTCCAAAACGCAAGACACCACGATTTGTTCAAGAAGTCCGTACATGGGGCGTGAACAAAGCAAAATGGGAAGCGGCGATAGAATTTTGTAATGACAGACAAATGGAATTTAAAATACTTACTGAAGACCATCTAGGATAGACGTATAAATACAAGTATGGCAGAGATAATTGAAGGCATACTAGAAAAGACAGGTGGTAAGGAACGTAGTGTTCGTTGGTTTCGTGAGAAAGTCAAAGAACTAGGTGAAGTTCCTTCTGCACAACTTGTTCGTGAAGGATTTATAACTGGGCGTCCTAGTTATGGTAGAATGAACTTTTTCTTCTATGATCCCAAGTACAAAAATAATGAACAGGTGTTACCTTACTATGATAGGTTTCCTTTAGTGCTGCCTATAGAAGAATATAGAGATGGTTTTCTTGGTTTGAATTTTCACTATCTATCAATACCAATGAGGCTCAAACTTTTGAACGTGATACAAGAATATGCAACAAATGACAGGATGGATGAGACTACTAGAATTCGTCTTACATGGAATCGTATCAAAAGAAACCCTCTAGTAAAACCAGTTGTGAAGAGATATCTTGCAGATCATGTCAGAGGAACATTCCGTAGAATTGATGCAGAAGAAATGATGGTTGCAGTTCTACTACCAGTGCAACGATTTGTAAGGGCAAGAGAAACACAAGTATATGCTGATTCCAGAAGAATTAGTAATCAGCCTAGGAGACCATAATGGCGTTACAAGAGTTTATTTCAAAGTTCTATGACAAGGGTGGCCCTGCATTTCTTAATAGATATGAGGTTGAGATTATATCTCCCCTTGCAGCGAACCCAAGTCTGGCAGATGACAGACACACATCATTTAAAATTGTAAATCTAACTATGCCTGGCAAAAACCTCAGAACAGTTACAAATGAAAATGTTTACGGCCCAACTTATGAAATGGCACAAGGATTGACTTACGCAGAAAGTGTTGCGATGAATTTTTACTTATCTTCATCACACTTTGAAAGAACATATTTTATGAACTGGATGGATATGATTGTAAAACCAGATTCATATAATTTAGAATATTACGATAATTACAAAAGAAATATATCCATTTTTCAAATGAATAAAACTAATGAAAGAACAGCAGGAATTAGATTGCTTGACTGTTATCCTAAGACTATTGGTGCAATTGAATATTCACAGGATAATGGTGAAGTAGGACAGATTAATATTGAGTTTGTTTTTAAAGAACACGTTCATATTGATGGATTAGGTAGAATAATTAATGAAAAATATACCCCGGCCGTTAAGGAGTTACAGAGAACACAAAGGGGTATTGATGTTTCTGATTTCGGAAGTTTAGATACTTACGTTT